CGTTTAATATCAATTTAAAAATAGTAAGAAAAAAATAATTTAAAATTATAAGAAAAATTTTAATTTTATAAAAACATAAACATTTTTATGAAATTTTCAATATTTTTATGAAAATAATAATATATTATTTATAATATATAAATGAAAAAAAGTAATAAGGGAATAAAAGAAGAAATAGTAAATTTATTATTAAAATTATTAATAATAATAAAAGTATATCATTGGAAAACAAAATCATATGCAGAACATAAAGCCACTGATGAATTATATTCTATTTTAAATGAAAATATTGATAAGTTTGTTGAAGTATTATTAGGTAAAAATGGTAGTCGTTTAAATATGAAAGGTAGAAATATTGATATTACTGATCCTTCAACAACAGAAGAACTTAAAAAAATTATATATGAATATAGAGTTTTTTTAGAGAATAAATTAGAAAAATATATTCCATTAAAAGAAAATACTGATTTATATAATATTAGAGATGAAATATTAGGAAATTTAAATCAATTTCTATATTTATTGACATTTTATTAAATTTTTAGTCCCAAAAATATCAAATCATCTATATTATAATCTTCTATGTATTTTTCTTCGTAAACTCCGGAGTATAGCGATGAACCTTCATTGGATTCCGGTTCTTTTCTGTATTTATAATTTTTATCATTTAATTTTAATAAAGGTAATACATCAGGAACATTCCATGCTATTTTTTCAATAATATCATTATCTTTTTCTAAATAATAATTATTATTACATTTATATTTAATCATATATGGTTCTAATTTCATTATTTTAGACATAAAAATAACCATTAGTGAGGTAAACATTATATTATATACAACTTCGTTTATCATATTACCTTTATTATGTTCTACTATACAAGATAAATTATTATCTTCTATATTAAAATGGTATATTGAATTATATTGTTTAATCATTATGGAACATAATTCTTTATTTATTATAATTTCATTAATTTTATTTTTTATTTCTATATCTTGAAACATTGACATTAATATTGTTAATACATCATCTTTTTTATCTTTCATAAATGAAAATAAGGGGAAATTTTGTTTTAAATTTATTTCTAATTCAAATGAATTTTTATAGGAACATACAATATCTTCTTTTAACTCTATATCATATATAATATTATCATCCCGTAATATATATTTTAAACAATCTAAATATTTTTTTTCAACATTAGTAAAATATTGTTCATATTGTAATACTCTATATTCAATTTCTGGATAAAGAATTGATTTTTGAACCGAAGTATAATAAAATTTTTCTTCAAGTCCATAAAAAAATTTATTACCTTCAAAACTTTTATGTATTCTTGTTATATATATTTTATCTAAAAATTTATAATAATAACTTTTGAAAAAATATGTATATATACTTTCACCACCAATAATAAATATTTTTTCTATCTCATTATTGAATAACATCCTTTTAGATTCTTCTATTGCTTTTCCTAAAGAATCAACAAAATATAGACATGATTCATTATTTATTTTATCTATATTTTTAGTTGTTATTACAATATTTACCCTATTTTTTAATTTTACTAAATTTAATGAATTATAAGTATTATTTCCCATTATTACGACATTTTTTTTTAATTTATCATATGTTTTGGTTGTTATATTTTCAAAATATTGTAAATCTTCTTTATATAACCACGGTATATCATTATTATTTCCTATTATTAAGTTATCTGAATATGCAACTATAACATTTATACTAAATTGCATATTTATATAAAAAAATTGATATTTTTTTATTATTAATCTAACTATATTTTAATTAAATATACAAAAATATGTCAATGCTAAATAACTTAGAACTAGGACTATCAAGTTCTGAATTGAATAAATATTCAAAAATAAATGATATAAAAATTATTTATTATTTTATTAAGAATGTTTACCATATTTCAAATCAATATAAAAAAATATGTTCAGATGTCTTAATGGAATTTAGAAATATTATTTGTTTTGATAATAAATTACAAAAAATATATGATGATACATTTAATGAAATAAATAATGATTTATTTAAATTCTATCGTGATAATATATTATATATGATTATATATACAAATAACATAATAAAAAAATATAATATTGAAACAAAAATAAATTCATTTGGTTCTCCAAATTTTGTAAATAAAGAATATGAATGGATTGATGATTTAACAAAATTTACAGTAAGATATTCTATTTACGACTTAGGTATAATATTAAATAGTATATTACAACAAATAATATTATTACTATAATTTTTGTATAAATTTTTTCTTATAAGATTATATAATGAACAATCAAAATGTATGTACTGATAATTCTAAATTATGGCATTTTATTTACAAATTGCAAAGAACAAATCATAATAAAAAATTGAAATTAACAAGTGAACAACGTTTTTCAATATGTAATTATATGAATGGTAAACCATATAATAGAAAAGTTTTGAAACAATTTATACAATGAATTTATCGGAGGATTTATCCGTAGATAAAGAAATATATTCCGGAGTTTACGAAGGAAAACAATGAATTTATCGGAGGATTTATTTGTAGATAAAGAACTATATTCCGGAGTTTACGAAGGAAAACAATGAATTTATCGGAGGATTTATTTGTAGATAAAGAACTATATTCCGGAGTTTACGAAGGAAAACAATGAATTTATCGGAGGATTTATCCGTAGATAAAGAACTATATTCCAGAGTTTATGGAGGAAAAATATTTATTTCTTAATTTTCTTTTTTTTACAAAAATCTTTTTCAGAATGTTCTAATAATAATTTAACATTTCTTTGTAATATCATTAAATCATTTCTTTTATCTTCACATTCTATCATTTCGATTTTTTCTTTAATTGCTTTTTCTAAATTTTTAATATTTTTAATATAACAATTTGTTTCGTCATTGTGTCCATGACTATGTGCTAATACCATCCATCCTAATTTTTCAAATAAAGATTTTGACCAACAATGTAAACCGTGATATGTAACATCATACATTTTATATAATATACATATAAAATAAATTTATAAATATATATTATAAATATATATATTATAAATATATAATGTATATTAAAAAATATCATAAAGAGACTTTTTTATCTTTTCATCATAAAAAACTAAGAATATTAAAAAAAGAAATATTATTAAACAATAATAAAAAAAATATAATAAGACGCGAAATATCTAAAAATCTAAAAAAAATTATTAATTATATTGATACTAAATATAATGGTAAATTAATACATATATCTAGTAAAAGAATAGAATACGAAGATTTATATAATACAAATTATATAAATAGATCATTGTTAAGAAATAGTAAAATATATTATAATCCACATGGTTTATGGGTATCATGTGGAAGTAGTTGGTTAAGATGGATATATAATGTAAAAAATTTTAAATCACGTTGGGCTAATCCTAGATATATATATGTGATTGACTTAAAAAAAAATAATAATATATTAAAAATATCTAATTTAAAGGAAATGTTAGAATTTCATAAAAAATTTTCTCAACTTACAGAAAATAATTATAATATAAATTGGAAAGAAGTAAAAAAAACATATAATGGATTAATAATAGATCCATATTTAGGTAAAAATATATGGGATTTTTTTAATAACAAAGAATCTAATACTTTTTATTTGTCTAATTCTATAAATAAATATATACATAAAACATTAGGTAAAAATATAAAAAAATATATGCAATTTTATTTAGAATGGTATAGACATTGGGAAACTTCATCTGGTGTTATTTGGCGTGAAAAAGCAATAGAAAGTATAAAACAAATATTATAATTTTTCGCGTATCGATTATCTAGATTTTTGATATTGTCAATTGCTGTATCAATAATTTGCATCATTGTCAGCATCATCGTCATCATCATTGTCTGCATCATCGCCATCATCATTGTCTGCATCATCGATTGCATCATCGATTGCTTCATCGATTGCTTCATCGATTGCTTCATCGATTGCTTCGTTGTTTGCATCATCGTCAGCATCATTGATTGCTTCACCGACTTTATTGACCTCAAAATTGTCGATGATCATAGGCATCCCTATGTCATTAGTATGATCAGCATTCATCCGCAAGAACGCAATACCGATAACCCACACCAAACTATTGATCAACAGCCATATCATGTATCTGTACGTGAATGAATCGAGTTCATTCATATGCATATACATAAATATGGGAGTATAAACCCCAATTATGCATGACATGGATGAGTGCAACACGAACATGTATTCGTGTTTTTCATCTTCACATATACCAACAAATTTATTTATGTAATCGAACATAAACATAGCTGTCTGGTATAGGAAATGAAGTCCCATTACGATGCTATTGTATCGGAAGAAAATGACTAAGTCAGCTATCATTAGCATAATGCTAATGCTATTCCATATCGATTTCGTTGTATCATTTCTTACATGCATTGTAAGCAATATGATTCCAACTTGAATCACAAATAATCCCATGAAAGTATCAAGGATTGACATCGTTTAAGTAAGGAAATAAGGAAAGGAACTAAGACAATCTAAGTATATAATATTTTATTATATATTTTTATACCAGATTAGTTCAACCATCAATTTTTTTTATATTTTCAAAAGTTAATAAATACAATGACCGTAAGGACTGTAAGAACTGTAACAAATTTTCTTCGTAAACTCCGGAGTATAACCATAATTTTATACCACGAAGAAAAATATAAAAATTGATTTTTTTTATTAAATCTTTATATTAAAACTATATTAAATTATATAGTTTATACTTATTTACAATAAATTTGTTCCAAAAAATAACCATGAATTTATTATCTAAAAAAACGTTTAATACTAAATACATAGAATATGAATGGTCTAAATATTGGTTACATAAAATATTACAAAATGTTGATGATGCAGATGAATTATTAAGTAATTGTGATGATCCCTATGATTTTCGTATAAATTGGCATAAAATTAGCAAAAGTTCTAATATTTATTGGGTATTTATTGAAAAACATATGAATGATTATCCATGGGATCATTTTGGTTTAAGTTTTAATAAAAATATAACATGGGATAATATTAAAAATAATCCTCAAATAAATTGGTCTTATTTTTTTTTAAGTAGCCATCCTAATATTACATTAGATATAATGATTAGCAATCCATTATTAAATTGGTGTCCCAGACTAGCAGTTATTAATCCTAATATTACTTTAAAAATGATACAAAAATATAGTGATTATTTTAGTGATATTTCATTAATCAGTAAAAATCCAAATATATCAATAAATGATGTTTTAGAAAATATTGATACTATTGATTGGAATTTTTCAGATTTATGTTATAGTAAAAAAATATCATGGAATGACATTAATAAGTATTCTCAATATTTTGATAAAGAATGTTTTAGTTCTAATCCTAATTTAACATATAATATTGTTTATAGAAATCCCCATGTTGATTGGGATTACAATAATATTTGTAAGAATTCCAATATATCTTGGAACATTATACGTAATAATCCTAATAAATTTGATGAAAATTGTATATTAATAAATTTAAATCCAAATATAACTTTTGATATTATTGAACGTTATCCTTATGTTGAATGGGAATGGAATTGGGGTTTAATTGTATTAAATGATATGACATATGAAAGACATAATTTTTTTTTAAAAAAAATTCAAAAATATTATATTAAAAATATATATGATGAATTACGTATTTATGTTAATATATATAGACCTCGTAAATCATATTTAATGTTATTGGAAGGTTGTCCAGAAGCTAATGGACATATTGTAAAATATTTATTTGATGAAATGATACGTAGAGAAATATGTTCTTTAATTTATTTATGAAATAGTTTAATATTTTCCCGAGTTTACGAAGGAAAATACATTGATTATAAAAAAATGATGGTATAAAAGATTTAGTTAAAAAAATATATTAGAATAATATACAAAAAAAAACCTAATCATTCTAACTAAGATGAATAGAATACAAAAGAAAACTCCAATTTTTGTTAATATCGATACAGTTTTAACTCATCCAAAACTCAATGAGTTGAATAATGATCAACGTAACTTGTTGATCATTCTTTTGGATAAAATATTAAAGAATGTGAACATAGTAACGTATCAGATCTTCATAAAAGGTTTTGGTTTCGCAGGAAAACAGATCCTTCTACAACTTAAGAAACATAATGTGATATTTAATGTAACGATTTTTATTGATCCTCCTGAAAATGCACGATCATCAGACCAAGCAGCTGTTCCATTTATGATAAATATTAAGCAATCAGATGGAGGTCAAGACGAATTCGAAACTATTGTTAATACCATTATGGAAAGTATTAATGGTTCATACGAAGAAAGACAAACATATTTGTCTTTGACAGAAGGATGTCAAGATGATACGGGACATATTGCTTATTACTTACTCAATGAGTTGGTAATGCGCAGTGTGTGCTTATTTATGGACACCCCATTTTTTGGTTCACTGTCGATGAACCCTTCCTTTGCTAAAATTTTAATTACTCTAAAATAAATGGATATAAAAACTAACTGATTATAATATATAAATGACATCTATTACTTTTAATCAATTTTATAATGAATTATCTAACAAAACATATCATGATAAATTTATGTTTCTCAAAATATTTATAGACAGTAATCAAAATGATTTTTTTAATAAATATATTGAACACATAAATAATCACAATAATAAAATAATAAATAATATCGTATATTCAGATGCGGGTTTTGATATACTTACACCATATCCTGATGATTCTGATGAATATAATATATATGGTGGTATAAGATGTTTTGGAATAGGATGGAAAGATACAAATCCTGTAAATAAAATAGATTTCAAAATAAAATGTTCTGCAGAAATAATTAAAATTGATAATAATTATGATAATTTGAGAAAAAGTTATAAAACTGGATTTTATATGTATCCTCGTTCAAGTATTTCTAAAACTAATTTAAGATTGGCAAATAATACAGGTATTATTGATTCTGGATATAGAGGTAATCTAATTGGTATGTTTGATGTTATAAAAGAAGATAAAAAAAATAATGATGAATATGATTATATTATTGAACCATACACACGATTATTACAAATTTGTTCTCCTAGTTTAGAACCAATATTTGTTCAATTAGTAAATAATCTGGATGATCTTGGATGTAAAACAGAACGTGGGACAGGTGGTTTTGGTTCAACTGGAAGATAAAAATTCATTGTATTTTAGAAAAATGTATTGATATAAAATTATAGTTTCCATTATATTTTTCAATAATATCTAAATACGTAAATTTACTATCTGGACTAATAATGACAATGTCATGATTCATCTTATTTGGTAAAACAGACGAACCTTTGGTTTCATATACATCACATGGTTCTATTTTATTTTCTTTAAAACATACGTTATTGTAAAATAATGACGCGCATTCAATTTTATTGTTAGTTATTTTTTTATTTAGATTATATGCAATATGACGTTTTCCAAGATATTTATCACCTGTAAATATATACACATTTTTAGCTGATCCATATTTAGGAAGAAAATGTTCTTTTTTAATTATATTTTCAAAACCAACAAAGATATATTCGTTATTACCAATACATCTTTTTTTTATATCATTTATATTTATACCAGATGTACCAATAATAATTGTATCACATGCTATTATATCTGGTAATATTTCATTTTTATCAATACTAAAAGATTTAATAGATTCTTTAAAAAAATCTATTCCTTCTTCACACGATCCTCCATATATCCATATTGGTCTTAAATCTTTATGTTTCATTGTTTTATTAAATATTGTTATATTATTAATCAATTCTTCATAAGGATCAAAAAAATAACTATTATAGAATAGTTGAATATTAATAAATATTTTTTTATTAGGAACCATTGTAATATTTTCAAATTGTGTAACATGTTTCATATGTAACATATTGATTCCAATAATAATTTCTATTTTTTCATCATATTTATTTTTACAATAAAGTACATATTTAATACATTGTGTTAAATTATCGGATATGTAATGTATTGATGTAGCACCAATAATTTTATATGTATATCTACTACAATCATTTTTATGAAATAATTCTTGTTCCGGTAATGAAACAATATCTTTTGTCATATTTATATAGTAAACTGGAGTAAGTATATATTTGTCACTATTTTTCTAAGATTTTGAAATAAAATCTTTAGATTTATATTAAAAAAAAATCATTTTTTTTGCATTTTCTTTCAGAAAATAGCGATGAATCTTCATAAATGCGATAAATAAAATATAATATTTTATACTATAATAATAATATGAGTGTACTTTCATCCGAGCTTTGTTTATATGGTAAGCTAATTATAAACGAATTTGGAAATGGTTATGTGAATGATAATAATTTAAATATTTCAATTTATATAAATAAAAAAGACTTAAACTGTGCATTTAATAATGAAATAGTTGAAGTACAATATTATAAAAAAAATGACTTATATTATGGAAAAGTAGTTAATTATTCATTATTAAATAAAATATTCATTGGTTATGTTCATCATTTTTACTTAGATGAAATATATATTTATTGTTCGGAACTAAAAAAAAATAATTTGATATCTATAAAAACGAATCTAAATTTATATAAAAATAATTGGGTTATTGTAAAAGTAGTATCTAATAATAATAATAAATTATTTGGAGAATTACTTGAAATTTTACAAAATAATATTGACACTATTATTGAAAAAAAATTTAAATTATTCAATATTGAACAAAATGATGTTAAAACACATATTGAACAAAATGATGTTAAAACACATATTGAACAAAATGATGTTAAAACACATATTGAACAAAATAATGTTAAAACACATATTGAACAAAATGATGTTAAAACACATATTGAACAATTTGATTTAGACACATTTACAATTGATCCTGAAAGTACACAAGATTGTGACGATGCTTTTAGTATAAAATATATTGATGAAAATAATATTAAAATATATATTCATATAAGTGATGTTGCCCATTGGATTAACCCAACTAATCCATTATTTGATGAAATTATAAAAAGAGGTAATACATTTTATGGAAAAAATACAAATTGGACAATGATACCTAGAAATTATTCAGATAATTTATGTTCGATATTACCTAATAAAAAAACATATGTTGTCACACATGAATTTACATATAATAAAAAGAATTGTATTTTAGATTATAATAAATGGTATTATTCTATTATAGAATCTAAAAATAAATATAATTATGATTATGTTGATGACAATTTTAATGACATGCGATTTAAAATTATATATGATACATCAATGATAATAAAAAAAGATATTCCTGATTTCAATTTAGTAAATGAAACTAAGTCTCATATAATGGTAAAATATTGGATGATAAAAATAAATCAAATAATGTCAAATATTATACAAAAAATATATAGATCTAATTTGAAACCAAATGATATTAAATTTGATTTATTGCAAAATTACTTTCAACATAAGGAATTAAATATTGATATTAATAATAGAACGGATATTATTAAATATATTGATGAAAATCCAAGTAAATTTCATTATTATATGATTAAAAATTTATTAACAAAAGCTTATTATTATTCAACTGATAAATCACATTATGGACTTGGAATAGATAATTATACACATTGGACATCACCAATTAGACGTGCATGTGATTTATTAAATCATTGTATATTAAAAGGATATGATATAGATATTGTTCCATATTTAGAATATATGAATGAAATGGAACTAAAACAAGATTTAATTGAAGAATTTATTATTAATTTTAATAATTATAAAAATATAAATATAGGAACTATATTTGAAGGAATTATTATAAAAATAAATAATAATTGTATAGTTATTTATATAAAAGATTTAGATAATAAATTTAGTTTACACATATCTAAGTTATGTAAAGAAAAATTAATTTATGATGAAAATAATAAAATATTAATAAATGAAAATTATAAGATATTATATAAATTATTTGATAAAATTAATATTAAAGTAACTAAAATAGATTTTGAAATATTAGATTTTGAAATTTAACTATAATTATATTTTATATCAGGTGAATTATCCAATACGAAATATGAATTATCCAATAATAATACATTATCATTAGCCATTTCTATTCTTACTATTTTTTTAAGTTCAATATCTGCATATAAAGTATCTTTACTATTAATTGGAACTTTTACTTTTAATTTTGTACCAGAGTCATCAATTTCATCAATTGTTATACTAACATTATTTTTATCAATACAATATAATGATTGTGATATAATTGCATTTTTTAAATTTGATAATAAAATATCATAATCAATTTTATTATTAGCAGATATAGCAACTCTAAAACTATGTTTAATGATATTTTCTTTTGTATAATTAATATAACTATTTGTTAAAAAATTATTATTTGGAATTATTGTATCTACATCTGATAACGGTGCAATAGTTGTTTTAAATAATGTAAAATTTTTTACATATCCTTTTATACCATTAATTTCAACTATATCATCAATATTAAATAAATCAAAAAATAATATAAATATACCACTTATTAATTGAGTTATTAAAGTTTGCATTGCTAATGCTATAGCAAGACCAATTGAACCTAAACAAACTAATATTGTAGATAAACTAAATCCAACATGTAATAAAGAAATAATAAGTCCAATAATTATAATAACATAAAATAACATAATACCAATAAAGTCAAGAAATATTTTATCTTTAGTTTTACTATTTGTAATATCTGATGTGTATTTTATTCTCAATAATTTTGCAATAATAAAAAAAACAATAAATATAACAAATGCTATTAAGTATTTAATTGCATTATTTTTAATATTATTTTTTAATATATTCATATCACTCATTTCCGTTTTTACAATTGGATTAACTTCGTCCATATATTTATAATAATATAAAATAATTATAAAAAAAAAATATATTTATATATAAATGGTTCAAAAATTTAGTTATGCTACACAAAGAAATACTCCATGTAATCAAAATGCTCAAAGATGGTATATGATAAATTCTATTCAAAAAACAAAAACTGCTAAAAATCCAAATGTTAGATTACATTATTATACTATTGCTAATTATTATCTAAATGGAAATGCGTATGTTATATTTAATGGAAAAAAATAATAAAATTTTGATCAGATCAGTTCTTGTTTTTATTTTTGAAGTTTATGGTACTGAATTATTACTATAATAATAGATTAAGTTAAAATGTGAAATAATTCTATATTCGGTAACAATGAGCGTTTTAAACTTCTAAAGATTACTAAGAAAAATAAAGACAAATATACAATGAATTTATTGTAGAATTTATTCGTAGATAAAGAACTATTTTCGGAGTTTACAGAAAAGAACCGGAATGAAATAAAGGTTCATCGCTATACTCCGGAGTTTACGAAGAAAAATATATAGTAAACTGGTTTATGGTTATTTTCTGGAACTTATGTGAAAGAAAATATATAGTAAACTGGTTTATGGTTATTTTCTGGAACTTATGTGAAAGAAAATATATAGTAAACTGGTTTATGGTTATTTTCTGGAACTTATGTGAAGGAAAATATATAGTAAACTGGTTTATGGTTATTTTCTGGAACTTATGTGAAGGAAAATATATAGTAAACTGGTTTATGGTTATTTTCTGGAACTTATGTGAAGGAAAATATATAGTAAACTGGTTTATGGTTATTTTCTGGAACTTATGTGAAAGAAAATATATAGTAAACTGGTTTATGGTTATTTTCTGGAACTTATGTGAAGGAAAATACAATAAAACTACGATTCTTTTATGTACTTAAATAAGTGATTCTTTAATTAATTTTTTTTTTTATTTCTTTATCTAACTTTTTTTTAGTTATAACTGAATTCCAATCAATATATTTACTATTACTAGAATAGTTTTTATGAAAATTATTATAAATATCATTATTTTTAATATCTAATATATTTTCCTTCGTAAACTCCGGAAAATAGTTCTTTATCTACGGATAAATCCTTCGATAAATTCATTGTATTTTCCATATCAATCACTATAATATACCAATCTCCCATAGTCCATTCTTTCATATTTTCACTAATACACAAATTAATCTATCATTTTCCTTCGTAAACTTCGGAAAATAGCGATGAATCTATGCTAAAGCTCCGATTCTTTTCTGTAAACTCTAGAAAATAACCTTAAACTTACACTAAAGCTTCAGTTTACTACATATTTTTATCTGGTATAACATGTTATATAAAATTTGTTGTTTGATAATATTTAGGATATTTTTCTAATCTTAAATGAAAATATGAAACACCAAGACCATGTGTGCTTATATATATTTTTTCATTTTGTTTTAATTGTTTTTTAATTTCTCTTGAAACCTTTTTCCAAAATATTTTTTGATGATATAATGATGCATTATCAATAAAATCTTTTATTGTTGTAAAATCTTTATTCTTTTTCGGTATTGGAATTATTAATAATGTATCACCCGATAAATTATAAAATGATATAACATATTTATTATTTGAAGATTGAATATATTTATTATATGGACTATAATCTTCGTTTAATTTATCTAACTCATTACTTTCAATGAAAACTTCTTTATATTCATTATTCATGTTTTTATCACAAACAAATGTTTCGTAAAAAAATCTTGACTTAATTTTTTTAGGATAATTTAGTACTTTTCCTTTATTCCAATTATTTATTTTATCTATCCATTTCATTATATAATAAATAATACATAAAAATGAATATAAGTAATAATTATAAATAATATATAAATGAAAAAACAAAAGAAAATAACTAAAGTTAAAAAAATAACAATATTACCTAAATTATCTATAAGTAAATCTATTGAGGAAAATAAAGACAAGCACTGTAACGCATCAATACCATTAGAATATAAAAAATTATATAATAGTTTGCTATATAAATTGAGAACACATGTTTATATTAAACCTTTTTCAACAATAAAATTTGAAATATCAGAATTACAATACGATGATGAAGATATTTTTTATCCATATAAATTTTATATATATTTGAATAATAATGATGATAAAATGAAATTCGAATTATTTTTAAGTAATATAATATGTAAATATACCATTAGATTAACTGATTTATCATGTGATTTATCAGAAGAATTAAAAAAAATAAAAGGTTATAATAAAATAGATGGTATAATTAATGAAATATTATCTCAATATAAGCATATTTATATAAAAACTATATAATTTCACATATAATAAAATTATATGATTTTGTCATTAAATCAGTCAATTTATTTTCGTAATTTAACATATTATTATTTGCAATTATCCTTCTTTTATCAAATACATTAACAATAATATCAGGATGTAAATATAAATTTATATTATCTTTTTTAATATTTAAATTTAATGATAATAAATCTTTCAATTTATCAATATTATCAGTTTGTTGTGGAACATATGTTATTATTTGTTTGTTATATGTAATATATATTTTTAATTCTGTCGATAATGGTTTATTTGTTAAATAAGATGGATATTCAATATTTGTTTTATTAAATATAGAATTTTGTGTAGGTATATGAATTGGAAAATTTGTTTGAGTCATTGATTTAACTATTCCACATGAAGTTGATCCATTATATGGAAAAGACAATGCTGGTGCTGGTATAGATGTTGAGGTAGATGCAGTAGATGCCATTAGTGAAACAAATTGAGATACTAAATTTATAGATAAATCTACATTACATATCCATACATCTTGATATACAATACATCCAAAATTTTTTTGATATTCTTCTAATGTTTGAATAAGTCTATTATATTTTGTTTCTTTATTTATTTCATTAAATGGATTGTGACTTATAACTATTCCAAATTTTGTTAAACAATATGTAGTATAATTTTCAGTTGTTAAAATATGATATTTCCATAATTTATAAATATCATCAGATGCTATAATATTTTGATTATTTATTCTTAAATGTAAAAATCTTTCATATTCAAATATTACTTTATTACAATATTCTATAGACCAATTATGGTATATTGCTATTTGTTCTTCAAATGTACTCATTTTATAATTATATAATAATATATTTTATTTAATTTAACTTATTGTATCATAATTAAATTAACTGATTTTAAATAATCAATGTTTACTTTATCTTTTGACTTTCCAATTAATTCTGTATTAAAGTTTTCCATATAATCCTTTATTATTGAATTTCTTTTATTACATGTATTATATGTAATTTTATTAATTATTCCTTCTTCATTTAAAAATATAAATATACATATTCTTATATTATTAATATTTCCATGTAAACGTATTGTTTCTTCATCACTATATATATATTTTTCATATTTTTCATCTATTAAAAAAGGATCATTGAGAGTTATAGTGTTTTCAATCGAGTTTTGCATTCTAGAAAATATCGAAGAACTTATTTTATCGGAATAAAGTGTAGATAAATTCATTATTAAATATTTATATATTAATAAAAAAAATCATTTTTTATTTCGAAAATAAATTCCGTAAAAAATTGATGGAAAAAATTACTTAGTTTGATAATATTTTTTAAAGTTTATATTTTATTTCCTATCATAGTCAACTTATTTACTTATTTGCAATGTCGCAGATTATATCTGATGCATTTAAAACATTAGGTGTTCCACCTGATGCAAAGAAAGAAGATCTAAAAAGAGCCTATCGCATATTAGCACTGAAATTTCATCCTGATCGTAATCGTGGAAATGAAGAAGCAGCTAAAGCTTTATTTCTAGAAGTTGAAGCAGCATACAAATTTCTATCAGACAAACAGAAAGTGGATTTCTGTATTCAATATGGCGATGCTGCCTATTTGGAGGTTATCAACGATGGGGTTGATTTTGATGCTAGTTCCAAACAATACATTGCTCGAAATCCAATTGGTGCACCAAGTGCAGCCAATATGAGTTTTGAAATGTGTCCTGAAATGGAAATGTTTGCACAGTTTTTGGCTTCTGGCCAAAGTGGTACATTCCATATCAACATTCCAGCACCTGGTTCTCCTCCTTTAAACCATGCCGCTTATGGTAACAAGAAAACTTCAAAGTCTCATTCTCGTGGCAACAAGGATTCAAATCCTACAGCTTATGAAGAAACTCTACCTGCCAATTGTGGTTGGAAGAAAACTTCAAAGTCTCATGCTCGTGGAAACAAGGATTCAAATCCTACAGCTTATGAAGAAACTCTACCTGCCAATTGCGGTGGAAAGAAAACTTCAAAGTCTCATGCTCATGGTGGAAAGGATTCAAATCCTGTAGCTTATGAAGAAACTCTACCAGCCAATTGTGGTGGGAAGAAAACTTCAAAGTCTCATGCTCGTGGCAACAATGATTCAAATCCTGTGGCTTGTGAAGAAACTCTACATGCCAATTGTGGTGGGAAGAAAACTTCAAAGTCTCATGCTCATGGTGGAAAGGATTCAAATCCTGTTGCTTGTGAAGAAACTTTAATTGCTAATCAAGATGAGCCTAAGAAGGTAGCTGTCATGGCTGAGTGCGAGGTTTCAACTCATGAAGCTAACGTTTCAAAAGTTTCTTTTCTTCAAACATTGAAGGAACTGATTTTTCGAATCATTGTGGTTCTCTTTTCTTTTATCATCCCATGTGCTGCTAACCATGGAACTTCAGGTTCCAATAGCTCTATAGCGATGGTAACTGAGAAAGATAATTCGAGTTCAAACAGCTCTGTTATGACTGATGTTCAAGCTTCAAGCTCAAATGTTTCTGTCATTTCGGAGGAAGATGAATCGATATTGCCAAAAGATGTTTGCGAAATTTCTTTTGAAACCTTAAAAAGATTAATCTTTTGTCGTTCTTCTGAAGTTAGGGCTAGTACGATAGGTCAAATCCTTTCTAAAAAAAAGGGTTACTTTTGTTCTAGTGGTAGAACTCCTTTTCAAGAATTAAAATTCAGAAACTATATTGTTATAGCGAATGAAGATGATGAAGGCAAGGAAGGAAATCACAATTACAAAATGGTAATTTAAACGCTATGTGGTAAATTAAATATTGTATAGTAACTTAACTCTGTACAAAAATTTAAACACTGCATAACAAATTAAATACTATTTGACCAGTACATTTATAAATTAAATTTCGTAGATAAAGAACTATTTTCCAGAGTATACTTTGGAAAATACCAAATTCTATAAAATAAATCTACCAATAAATAACATTTGTATAATAGATCCATAAACCCAACCCTACTATACATTTAGCAGTTAGATCTAATATATTTGTTATTCCATTTTTAGTTTCTTCATCAAATAAATAAACAATACCATATAAACTCCATACAATAAAATATATTCCAAATATAACATAATTTGCTTTAGTATATTTTGGTTTAACATAATTTATATAAATTATAAAATACATTAGTAAAAAAGCAATAAATCCTAAAAATGTTGCTATATTTCTTCCTATTTTTTTAATTTCTCCTAAATATCCAATCAATAACATCGTATAATTTAATATTATTATTGATGCAAATATTTTTAAATGTATTATTGTATTACTATTCATACTTAATACCAAGCATAAAGCTAATAACATCATTGGTGTTGTAATAGACCAATCTATATAACGTGTTTCTGTTATTTTATTCCATTCAATATCTTTTTTATTTATCTGAACAATAAATATTGAATAAAAATAACCAGCAACGCAAGATATACATGTTTCTAAATTTAATATATGTCTAATTTTTGCATTTGGTGTTCTGATAGCTTCAATAAATGTTATTACTGCTGTTGTTAACAATAAAGTATATGTAATTGAAAACGTATTTTTTGTTAAAGAATTATATAAAGGTAATTCTTCACTTGAATTCATATTATTAGTTTAGATAAAATTATAAACTTTCATATTCATTATTTATATTTTTCGGAGTTATTTACGGATAAATCCTTCGACAAATTCATTGTATATGACTATTATTATCATATAAACTATACAATTGATTGGGATTATTTTGAATATCTAAAAAATTACTTGAAAATCGTCCTATTGGTGCAGGTATTTTCATTTTTTTTGATATTCCAAATATAGTTTGATATCCATTTTTATTATTTTTCATTTCTTCTTCATTTATTCTTTTCCACATATAATCTAATAAATATTTAAATTCAATTGCTGGAATAGTATTTTCTTTTGGGTTTAACTTGAATAAAGGAATTGGTGTAAATTTATATTCATAAACATTAAATCTTGAAATATTTGGAATATCAAGATTTTGCAATAAATCGAGTAACCTCTCCAATTCATTACCATCTAAATATGAATATTGATTGTATTCACTTTCAATAATAGTAATATTTTTTTTTATTATACCACTATATGGAATAATTTCATTAATATTTTGTGTAAGAAACAGTATAACATCAAACTCAATTGATTCGTCAGAATTAACAACCAATGAAAATGTTTTACGTTTATCATTATATGCAATTTTTACATTTAATGGATCTGCTTCTGTTATATAGTATATTAAATTATCAATATTTAATTCAATATTAACACCTTTATTGATAATAGATTCAAGTAGTCCAAAATATGTTTCACATATAAATCTTATACAATAATCCTGTATTGATCTAGAAATTGATATAACATTAATATTTTTAGAAAAAATATTAGTTAAATATTCTAATTCATAACTTTTTAAATGTTGTAATAAATAATAATCCACAAATAAATCTATAGACTCTGTTCCTTTTTTAATAACTGACATACAACTTTCATTTAATTTGTTAAAATCTAGTTCCAAATCAGATTTAATTTTATCTTTTATTACTGATAATGTAGATCGATGATTATTAAGAATAATAATAACTTTATCAAATCCATTAGGAATAAATATTTTGCCAAAATTATTTTCATCAAATCCATTTACGTTTCCTTTTCCAATAAAGTCATTTTTTTCAACATGTCTAATACATGTTCCGTCTTGTGTATAAAAAGCAAAACATTGATATATACATTTAAATTTTTCAATTATTGCTCGTATTTTATTAATGTATATTAATGGTGCAACAATAGCAATTTTAAAATAAGGTTTATCAAATATAGCAGGAATTATTGTAATATCTGGTGTAAACTTACACTGTAATTTTAATATAGAGGCATTTGAGCCACTAAATTGTTTAATAACTCTTAAATCGAATGACATTTTGTATAATTTATATTTTATAATATAATAATGATTTTATATAAAAAAAAAATCAATTTTTAATTTATCAAAAAAAAATGATTTTTAATTAATGTTAAGTCTTAAAATATTAAGTACACAAATTTTCAAAAAAATGAATTCAATCCCATATATTGATTTTGATAATTTAGATGAAACATTTTATAGAAAAGTGTTTTATCCAAATTTTAGAAAAATAGATGAAGAAACTGGTTATGAAAATAAAATTGGTGGTTCAATACCATTTTTTATAGAAGATGAAGAATGGCCAATTAGCGAGTATAATGGTATGCCATTAACATTTATAGGTCAATTTACAGATCCACGTGAAAATAATAAGTTTTTATATCGCATTTTTGTACCTATTGATGATTTAGAAGAATGTATGTTTAATAGTGTTGTTACAAAAATTGAACTAAATGAAGAAAATCTATCTAAAAAAATTATTATTAAAAATGGAATCTTTCCATTTCCAGCATATCAAATTGTTTCATGGGAAGAAACCAAAGAATTATATCAATTAGACTATATATTAAAATATTATTCAGTCGAATATAATGATATTTTTTTTGAAAACTATAATAATAGTACATATTCGCCATCATGGGGAATTAAAATAGGTGGAACAAGTATTTTTAGCCAATCTACATCTGATATATCAAAATTTAATAATTTCTTTCAAATGGCATTTTGTGATCAATTACCATTTGATTGGGGTGATAGTGGTATTGCACATATTTATCAAAATAATGATTTATTATGGCTAGAATTTGATTGTTCCTAATAAGGAAACCTAGATTTCTTATACATATAGTATGAATTTATCGAAGTATTTTTGAAATGAATGTTTAATTTAAAAACATTTTTATATATATAGTATATAACTTTGTATAAAAACTAATTATAAAAATGAGAAAAATATCACGTGAATACGAAAATCCAATTGATAATATTTTGATTGATATATCAGAATATTTATCACCATATGCATATTATTTTAGATTAACACCAAATATTTTAACAACTATTTCAATATTATTTTCTGGATATACTGTTTATTTATTATTAAATAGTAAATATTTATTGGCATCATTTATGTACTTAGTTTCATATTATTTTGATTGTATGGATGGACATTTTGCTAGAAAATATAAAATGTATTCAAAATTTGGAGATTATTATGACCATATTGCTGATATTTTTAAATTTGTATCAATTTTGTGTACATTATTTTATATAAATTCAGTAAAATTTTTAACATTTATTCCAACTATTTTATTTTATTTAATTTTATTTAATATTCATTTGGGATATCAGGAAATTTATTATAATAAAAATGAATCTGATATATTAAATATACTGAAACAATTATGTTCAATACCAATTAGAAATAAGAATGATAAAATAACTATATTAAATATTATGTCATATACTAAATATTTTGGATGTGGTACTTTTAATTTAATAATGATGTTATTTATTATTTATTATAAAAGTACTTAAAGACAATTTTATAATACAATATATAACCCGGTTAGCTCAGTTGGTAGAGCGCCAGACTTTTAATCTGGTGGTCCAGGGTTCGAGTCCCTGATCGGGTGTTTTTTTATTATAATAATATGTGTTATATATTATTATAAATCAGAATGAAATGTATTTTCTTTCGTAAACTCCGGAGTATATCCTTAAACTGAAGCTTTAGCGTAAGTTTACTACATATTTTCCTTCGTAAACTTCGGAGTATAGCGACTAACCTTCATTTCATTCCGGTTATTTTCTTTCACATTTGTTCCAAAAATAACCATAAACTTACGCTAACACTCCAGTTTACTACATAGTTTACGAAGAAAAATAGCGATTAAATTCTATATTCTTCAACATCGTGAATAACATTTTTAGCAATATTTGTTGCTTCTTCTTTTTTACTTTCATAAATATTAGTCATACATTTCATTACACCTTCTTGAATTATTTCATTATTTTTATAATCATTATGTTTTTTATTAATAATTTGGCGTGAAAATGTTTTAATTTCTTTTAGCGCATCTATATCACTATTATTTATATCATTTAAATGTTTATTTAATTTATCCATTGTATTTGATACAATGTCTTTTAACTTCATTTGCATATATTTATCAATATCATTTTTATATACCATTCCAGAATTCTTTTCTTTATCAATTATTACATTTAGATTTATTTCATTATTTAATATTTCTTCTAATAATTTTGTATACATAAATTGTGATATCATAAATCTTGACTTATCACCTATACTAATTTTTGAAATATCCCAGTTTTCATCAAATGGTATTGGTGTTTGTTGTTTTATATCAACATATATATTATTGTTTGTATTATTGTTTGTATTATTCGAATTTATATTATTACTATTTGTAAAATAATGATGAACCTCCATTTCATTATGATTAGCTTCAGAAAATATAGAAGAAGATTCATTAAAATTACGGTTATTTTCACTAGAATTATTTTTTATTTTTTTTTGTAATTGATTATAAAAACAATTTATAATAATATGTTTTTTTAAATCTGTTAAAAGTGGAAATTCTTCATTACAATAATTACAAATTTTAATATTATTTTTATCAATATTCTTTAAGTTTTCAAATAATTTATCTTTACTTTTATCAATAATTGTAGAATTTTTTAAAAAATTTATTTCAGATAAATCAATTTTATGTATATCATTATAATATGGAATTAAACTTAAACATAATAATTGATCATCTGACATAAACATATTTTTTTTAACTTTATTACATGGATTTTTCCTATTATAATGTTTTTTTATATCATAATATATATGTGTTTCAAATTTACAACATCTATGGCATTTATATTTTGTTGACATTATAATATATATATATTATTATATTTTTAAATATAATTTAATAAATAAAATATTTTAGGTTGTTTGTACCAAATACTAAAGTACTTTTAATGTTAATATTATATTTATTGTATTAAATATATGTAATAAAAAATAATATAAATATTATTATGTCTTTTTTTACAATAAATACAATGATTTATTTTATTAAATATATGTAATAGAATAATACTTTAATGTCTTTTTTAATAATAAATACAATGATTTATTTTATTAAATATATATAATAGAATAATACTTTAATAAATTATTATGATATAAATATTATTATGTCTTTTTTAACATAATAATATTATTATGTCTTTTTTAACAATAAATACAATGATTTATTTTATTAAATATATGTAATAGAATAATACTTTAATAAATTATTATGATATAAATATTATTATGTCTTTTTTTAACATAATAATATTATTATGTCTTTTTTAACAATAAATACAATGATTTATATTTATTTTATTAAATATATGTAATAAAATAATACTTTAATAAATTATTATGTCTTTTTACAATATTATCAATGGTTTATATTTTTTTTATTAATAAATTATTGTAAAAAAAATATTATGTCTTTTTACAATATTATCAATGATTTATATTTTAGGCTGTTTTTAACTTTTTTTATTAATAAATTATTGTAAAAAAAATATTATGTCTTTTTACAATATTATCAATGATTTATATTTTAGGCTGTTTTTAACTTTTTTTATTAATAAATTATTGTAAAAAAAATATTATGTCTTTTTACAATATGATCAATGATTTATATTTTATACTGTTTTATATTAATATATTATTGAGTATTAATTATTTTTTTAAAAATATAAAAAATATTATGTCTTTTTTTATGTCTTTTCTTATGTCTTTTCTTATGTCTTTTTAAAAATGGTATTTTTGGGTTTTGTGTTTAAAAATATTTTTGACACAAAAAATTAAAAATTATTACAAAATAAAATCGCCTTTTTCATTTTCAAAAAAAATAAAAAGTGCTTTTTTAAAAAGACATAAGAAAAGACATAAAAAAAGACATAAAAAAAGACATAATAATTTTCCATATTTAAAAAATATAATTAATAATCAATAATATATTAATACAAAATAGTATAAAATATAAACCATTGATAATATTGTAAAAAGACATAATATTTTTTTTACAATAATTTATTAATAAAAAAAGTTAAAAACATCCTAAAATATACATTATTGTATTTATTGTAAAAAAGACATAATATTTTTATTATAAGAATTTATTAAAATATAGATTTTTTTACATATACTTAATACAATAAAAATATTAATAAAAAAATATTTTATTAATATAAACATATATCATTGTATTTATTGTTAAAAATATATAATAATATTATTATGTAAAAAAAGATATAATAAAAATATTAATAAAATAATATTATATTACTATAAAATATAAATCATTGTATTTATTGTTAAAAAAGACATAATAATATTATTATGTTAAAAAAGACATAATAATATTTATATCATAATAATTTATTAAAGTATTATTTTGTTACATATATTTAATACAAATATTGATAAAAATAATATTATAATACAATAAATATAAATCATTGTATTTATTGTTAAAAAAGACATAATAATATTATTATGTTAAAAAAGACATAATAATATTTATATCATAATAATTTATTAAAGTATTATTTTGTTACATATATTTAATACAAATATTGATAAAGTTAAAAAAAGACATAATAATATTATTATGTTAAAAAAGACATAATAATATTTATATCATAATAATTTATTAAAGTATTATTTTGTTACATATATTTAATACAAATATTGATAAAGTTAAAAAAAGACATAATAATATTATTATGTTAAAAAAAGACATAATATTTTTTTTACAATATTTTATTAATAAAAAAAGTTAAAAACATCCTAAAATATAAATCATTGATAATATTGTAAAAAGACATAATATTTTTTTACAATAATTTATTAATAAAAAAAGTTAAAAACAGTTTAAAATATAAATCATTGATAATATTGTAAAAAGACATAATATTTTTTTTTACACCTTTTAACATTTCAAACGCCGATTTTTATATAGTCTAAATCATAAAAAAAATTGATATAAATATATAAATATATAAATATAAAACACTAACAAACATATTCTAAAATGACAACCACGATTGAAACTATTAAGATGGATACATTATTTTATTATAGCAAATCAGCAAATAAATTAGCTGGAAAAGGTGTAAATGAAGAAGTTTTAAATTACAAAATATATGATGAATTAAATAAAATTAAAGATTGGAGAAAAATATTAAGTAATTTATATATTCATGAATTCATATATGAAGATAAAACATATAATTCAGTTGAACATGCATTTCAATCAAAAAAAATAGAAATTGTTGATAAAGAAAAAGCATATTGGTTTTGTAAAAATTCTGGCAATGATATTGGAATTGGGGATGGTTTCGTTGCTAGAAAAAATAGAAAATTAATTATTTTAAAACCAGATGAATTAATTACATGGAATAATATAAAATATCAAGTTATGTATGAAATATTATTAGCAAAGTTTACACAAATATCAATTGCTAAAAAAGTATTATTATTAACACATAATGCAATATTATTACATGGAGCAAGAGGAATTCCAATATGTAGACAAATTGAATTAGAACAAGTTAGAAATGAATTAAAAATCTGCGTTTGAAATGTTAAAAGGTGTACAATAATTTATTAATAAAAAAAAGTTAAAAACAGCATAAAATATAAACTATTGATAATATTATAAATGAAATAGTTAAATTATACAATTATTTTAGATTAACTCCAAAACAATCAATTGTTTCTTGTTTAAACCATTCGGGTAATAGACTCGCAAATAACTCAATATTGTCTTTTTCACAGATAATGAGTTTTTTATCGAAATCAAACTTATTAGAAGGATGAATTATTAACCAATAACAATTCGTATATAATCCAGTATTTCGATACTGACTAATTACTTGCATATCAGACTTCATTCTCGACCGAATAGATATAACTTCACGAGGAATCCCAGTTTTATTGATCCCATATGTAATCTCTTCGATAGCCCATATCGCATCTTTTTTGTGTTCAATCTCAACTAAATCAAACCACGTTAGATTTGAAATTGAATCATTAATAATCATTCTTATATGTTCATACTGAGCATAAAAATATTCAATATCATAAGGAGTGGATTTCTTACAAATCATATTTAATTCAATAAGTTTCTGACATTGAATATCCAATATTTTTTCGTAGAAACCATAAACATCTAATACTCTTGGAAACAAAAACCCAACATGATTTGTTGGGAATTTTATTGTTTTAAGAGAAATGTGTGTCATGATATCAATAAAAATTCTCTGCGAATAAGAACTTGTAGAACCATTTGCAAATCTTTTTGATAACCATAAAGTTTGTTTTGATACAATAGGTGTATCAAAATTCTCGTAATTATCATGATCAATAATAGATCTGATTTTCTTTACAACTTCATATGACACATCAGAATGATCACAAATGAGATGTTCATTTACACCAGGAAATTCTATACATTGCGCAGTAACGATATTTGTTATCTTGATTGTATAAGTATATAAAAAATGCTTACAATCCGGATAACAATGATGTATATCATTGCAATAAAAACCATCTCTATATCCAGATTTCCTTTCGAGATTGTAAATACCAAAAATAGGAGCACTAGAATGTAGTGTCTCACATGTGATAAACGATCTCAATAAGTAAATAATGTATTCTTTTTCTTTAGCAGAAACTGAATCATTACTCATAGGATATGAGTCAGAAACTGAACCATTACTCATAGGATATGAGTTAGAAACTGAACTATCATTCATAGGATATGAGTTAGAAACTGAACCATCACTCATGGGAGATGAGTTAGAAACTGAACCATCACTCATGGGAGATGAGTTAGAAACTGAACCATCACTCATGGGCGATGAGTTAGAAACTGAACCATCACTCATGGGCGATGAGTTAGAAACTGAACCATCACTCATGGGCGATGAGTTAGAAACTGAACTATCACTCATGGGCGATGAAATATTACGAAAAGATGATATAATAGTTTTAGAAAATAAAGCACCCATTATAGAATTTGGCTTAAAAAAAAAGATAACTAAAATATAAATTTTTTAATGAAGTTATAATAATTTTTATTAAAAAAAACCATCAATTTTTTTTATTGTGTAACAAATATGAAAATATGTATATATATATATTAATGTTTTCACAGTTTACAATGAATTTATCGGAGGATTTATCCGTAGATAAAGAACTATTTTCCGGAGTTTACGAAGGAAAATATGTAGTAAACTGAAGCTTTAACGAAAGTTTAAGGTTATTTTCCAAAACGTATGTGAAGGAAAATATGTAGTAAACTGAAGCTTTAGCGAAAGTTTAAGGTTATTTTCCAAAACGTATGTGAAGGAAAATATGTAGTAAACTGAAGCTTTAGCGAAAGTTTAAGGTTATTTTCCAAAACGTATGTGAAGGAAAATATGTAGTAAACTGAAGCTT